CAATACGCCCATTACTTCGTATCAGGTGTTATGGGTCGGCCTATTGGTGGTGAGCATCACGCAGCATCGTTGATTGACAAGAACTTGGTGTCTTCTACTTGCGCCCATAGCCATACAGTTGACTGGGCTGTTCGTTCAGCAAGTGGTGGCAAAAGGATTATGGGGCTTGTAGCTGGATGCTATCAGGACTATAGATCACCTTGGGCTGGCGCTGTTAATAACTTGTGGTGGTCTGGTGTGGTGATTAAGCGTAACGTAGATCATGGTTTCTATGACCCACAGTTTGTATCTATTGATGCTTTGAGAAAAGAATATGGATCAGATTAAACTAACAATGTTGCTGGACTCTTATGGCTTTGATAAACTCTTGGAGAACGCTGATGTTCTCCCTGAGAAAGCCTTAGAGGTCTTAATCTTAGAAGGTCTTATCGACTTGGATGATTACTTTAATATAGATGGAGAACTAGATGATTAATGAAGAAGAAGACATGATGATGCTAGAAGAGTTTATCAAGACATTTAAGGGTTCTTTAGACCCCCGCCTCTGGATTAGACTAATCAAAGAAGAGGCTGATGAACTTGAAGAGGCTTTAAACTCTAAACATAGAGAAGAAGTATTAAAAGAACTTGCTGATCTCATGTATGTTTCTGTTGGACTACGAGTTCTTATCGGTGACGACTTACCCACGGAACTGATGCAAAAAGAAGAGATTGAAGAAGTAACAAATCTATTTGAACGTGTCTGTACCTTACTTGAGAGTATGGAAGAAATGTTTGAAGAAGATGCTATTGATGAAGCCTGCCGAAGAGTGCATAAGAGTAACATGAGTAAACTAGGAGACGATGGTAAACCTATCTTTCGAGAAGATGGTAAGGTTCTAAAGGGACCAAACTACAAGAAACCAGACCTTTCAGATTTAATTTAGGAGAATAAATGAGTAACTACCTACCAACAGACTACCAAACATTCATTGCAACATCCCGCTATGCTCGGTGGGATGAAGCACAACAACGCCGTGAGAACTGGGGTGAGACAGTAGATCGTTATATTACTAACGTAGTCAAAGGCAAAGTGCCTATCGAAGTTGTTAATAAAATCCGTGACTCAATCCTTGGACTAGAAGTTATGCCATCTATGCGGGCTGTAATGTCTGCTGGTCCAGCACTAGAGCGTGATAACACAGCAGGTTACAACTGCTCCTATATGCCTGTAGATGATCCTCGTGCCTTTGATGAGGCTATGTTTATCTTGCTCTGTGGCACTGGTGTAGGCTTCTCTGTAGAACGTCAGTTTGTATCTAAGTTGCCAGAAATTCCAGCAGAGTTCGATGAAATTCCTGCTCATCCTATCGTTGTTCCCGATAGCAAAGAAGGCTGGGCTGACTCTCTCCGTTGGGTTATCCAGTATCTATACAAAGGCTACTTGCCTACTTGGGACGTAAGCCTTGTTCGTCCTGCTGGCGCTAAGTTGAAGACCTTTGGTGGTCGTGCTAGTGGTCCTGCACCTTTGGTTGACTTGTTTACCTTTATCGTAAAGGTATTCACTAATGCAAAAGGACGTAAGCTTACCAGTATCGAGTGCCATGACATCATGTGTAAGATCGGTGAAGTAGTTGTAGTCGGTGGTGTTCGTCGTTCTGCTATGATTTCTTTGTCTAACTTGTCTGATGACCGTATGCGTCATGCTAAGTCTGGTGCATGGTGGGAAAACAACCCTCAACGTGCCTTGGCTAATAACTCTGTTAGCTACACTGAAAAGCCTGATGCTGTATCGTTTATGCGTGAGTGGACTGCTTTGGTGGAGAGTGGCTCAGGTGAGCGTGGTGTCTTCAATCGTCAGGCTTCTAAGAAGCAAGTAGCTAAGAATGGTCGTCGTGACTCTAACCATGAGTTTGGGACTAATCCATGCTCTGAGATTATTCTTCGTCCTTATCAGTTCTGCAACCTGACAGAAGTAGTTGTTCGTGCTACAGATACCTTTGAAACTCTTTCTGAGAAGGTTCGTACTGCTACTATTCTTGGTACGATTCAGTCTACTCTTACAAACTTCCCTTATCTTCGGGATATCTGGCGTAAGAATACAGAAGAAGAACGACTGCTTGGTGTGTCACTGACAGGCATCATGGACAATCCATTGATGACTAATAAGAATAAAGGATTGGAGAAAACACTTGAGATTCTTAGAGCGATTGCGATTGATACTAATGCTGAGTGGGCTAATCGCCTCGGTATTCCCGCTTCTGCTGCTATTACTTGTGTTAAGCCCTCTGGTACTGTTTCTCAGCTTGTTGATAGCGCCTCTGGTATTCATGCTCGTCATAGCGAGTATTATATTCGTACGGTTCGGGGAGACATCAAAGACCCACTAACTCAGTTTATGAAGGATCAAGGCATCCCTAATGAACCATGCGTTATGAAACCTGCGTCTACTGTTGTCTTTAGCTTCCCAGTCAAGGCTCCTACAGGCTCAGTAGTAACTTCTGACTTAACTGCTATTGAACAGTTGGAGACATGGCTTACGTATCAGCGTAGCTGGTGTGAGCATAAGCCTAGTGTGACTATTAACGTACGTAGTGACGAGTGGCTTGAAGTTGGTGCTTTTGTATATAAGCACTTTGATGAAATGTCTGGTGTATCTTTCTTACCTTACAACGAACATACCTATCAGCAAGCACCTTACCAAGAGATTGATAAGGATACCTACGATAAGGCTCTGGCTGGTATGCCAAAAGGTATTGACTGGGCTAAGTTATCAGAGTACGAGGTAGAAGATAATACCTCTGGCACACAAACTCTAGCCTGTTCTGGTGACGTATGCGAAATGGTAGACCTAACATAGTTAAATACCTAAACAACATAGTAGTGGCATTAAGTGTATTGCTTAATGTCCTACTAGGTGGTAGTAATAATCAGACATTCAGTGCTAGAAACCATGACTGGCAGCGTAGGGGCTTACCAAACTTAGTGGCCCCTATTGACTTCTTCTTAGGGAAGAATCATTGTATGGAGTGTTGGGTCTATTGGAAAGTAAGAAGGAAATGGTAAATGAATCTAGATGAGAAAGCCCAAGGGCTTATTGCAGAGAAGCCTAACCTTATGGTCCCTTGGCTTCTTATGGCAAGCTACTTGTATTATCACGAGAATGAAAGCCTGTTCTCTGATGAATACTACGATGCTTTGTCAAAGGAGTTGCTGCTAAAGTGGGATAAAGTAGAGCATCCTCATAAGCATTTAATCACAAAGGAAGACTTAATGGCTGGCAGTCTTTACAAACTGGGGGCAGATGCTTACCCTTCGATGTGTAAAGCAGCAGCTTTGTATCTAGCAAAATGGGGAATGGAATGATTACAGCTACATACGATGACCACATGGGTTCAGACCTTAGCGTTGTGAATAAGGCAAGGGTATCCTTTGGAAAGAAGTCTGATTGGAAACGGGAGGATTTCTACGGGACTGACGAACATGGTTGGAAGTATGAAGAAGAAGTCTTATCTTTGTCAGACAAAGATGCAAAGCTAATCAGATACTTAGCAGAACACAAACACTTCTCACCCTTTGGTCATGCCTTTGCATCCTTCCATGTGAAAGCACCTATCTTTGTGGCTCGACAACTGGTGAAGCATAAGTTCCTACGTTGGAATGAAATCAGTCGTCGTTACGTTGATGATGAACCTGAGTTCTATACACCAGAGGTATGGCGTGGACGTAGTGAAGACAAGAAGCAAGGGTCTAGTGGCGTTTCAGTCTGGAACCACGGTAAAGGGTCTGGTTACAGAGAAGAAGAGTATGAGGTTATGTTGGAGGTTAAATGCCTTTACTCAAAGATGATTGCTAATGGTGTAGCACCAGAGCAAGCACGTATGGTCCTACCTCAATCGACTATGACTGAGTGGTATTGGTCAGGATCACTTGACGCCTTCGCAGATATGTGTAAGTTACGCTGTAAGGAAGACACTCAGTATGAAACTCGTTTGGTAGCAGATCAGATCAGCGAGAAGATGAAGCAATTATTTCCAGTAAGTTGGCTGTGTCTATTGGAGAGAAAAGAATGAAGGTTTGTGTAACCTGTAAAATAGAACACCCAGAATCAAACTTCTACATAGGTTCTAGTAGTTGCATACTTTGTAAAAAGAAGTATGATAAACACTATAGAGAGTCTCACAGAGAAAAACTACTAGATTACCAAAGAGCAAGACGAGATTCTCCAGATGGGTACGTTGATAGATTTATTGAACGAGCGCACCAGTTTACACCAGATACAGATATTAGTAGGATATTTTTTCAAGGTAAGCTGGATAGATGCGCGTTCACTGGAAAACAGTTTACGTATACAAATAATTACGATTCTTACCATGACCCAACTGCACCCTCTATTGACAGAATTAATAGTAAAGATGGATACTATACATGGAATACTCAAGTCATTCTATCTTGTGTTAATAGGATGAAGAATGACTTGCCACAAGAAGACTTTCAGAAACTTTGGGTAGCACTACTAGGAGAATAGGACTAATGGTTGAACAACCTAAGACTAGACGAGTAACTAAGTATAAAAATGCAGACGTTAAGACTACTTCTGGATTTGTTCCTAGAACAGAAAAACAAAAGGAGTTGCTAGATGCTATGAAAACTAGTAGCCAAGTATTTGTTCTAGACCCAGCAGGAACAGGTAAGACATACGTTACGGCTACCTATGCTGCTGATCTCTATACCTTGAAGAAGATTGATAAGATTGTTATTACTCGGCCTCATGTAGCAGTAGGCAAAGAACTAGGGTTTCTGAAAGGTGACTTAGAAGAGAAGACTAAGCCTTGGGCGTTACCTGTCCTAGACGTATTAGAGAAGCATCTAGGTAAGGGTGCGGTTGATACAGCTATCAAAGCAGGTAATATTGAGATGGCTCCTCTGGCCTTGATGCGAGGCAGATCGTTTGACAATGCTTTTATTATCGTAGACGAGACACAGAACATTACGATCCATGAACTAAAAATGCTATTGACTAGGGTTGGTGAGGGTTCTACTATTGTTTTGAATGGTGACGTTCAACAATCAGACTTGAAAGAAGCAGATGGATTGTCTAAGGTAATTCATCTTGCTAAGAAACATATGATGCCTATCCCTATTATTGAGTTTGGTGTAGACGACATTGTTCGTAGTGACATCTGCGCTCAGTGGGTTAGAATCTTTATGCGTGAGAAAATCTAATGGCTAAATGGGACACAGAATATTGGAGTGACAAGGAGAAAACTATGAGTGAAGAAATGACTACAGCACTAGAGCGTCAAGTAGGTGGGTTCCACTACAAAGATATGGTGATTCAACCTATTGAGTTTATCCTAGCTAACGAACTAAGCTTCTGTGAGGGTAACATTGTTAAATACATCTGTCGTTACAAACAGAAAGGTGGGATTGAGGACATCAAGAAGGTGATCCACTACGCAGAGA